ACCCGTATCTCCCCCCGACAAACATCTAACCCCTTCGTAATTTTTAGTTACTCGTATTAACCGCGTAAAGCGCCCCCGGCGCGAAATGGAGCCGAAAAATGACCGAAAATAACGCTTTGATATACGGCGACATGGAGACAGCCGTTCGAGACGCTATTGAAAAAGCCACGTGGCTAACCCCGGCGGATGTTGCCGCTAAGAATATGCTTATCTCCCTGGCAGGGCAATACGATAACCTCGAAGAAGACTACGTAGACGGGCGAATTTCCCGCCCTGAGCAAATCAAGGCACAGTACACGGTGAACGTGCACATTGTGCAGTTGATGAAACAGCTCGGTTTAACACCTGAGTCACGTCAAGGCGTGCCAGAGCAGAAAGTTCAGCCCGCCGAAACAGATTCAGAACGACGTATGCGTGAACGACGCGAACGCCGCCGCGCCCGTAACGGTGCAGAGCATAAGCGAGTGTAATTATGCGGGATGAAAACGGTAAACTCTATGGTGATACCGCGCCCCGCATACTCACGCCGCCGCTTCGAGAGTTAACACCGGAAACTTCGCTAGGTTTTGAAGCGATTGAGACGGCGAGAGAAGATTTAGGCCGTAAACTGCACCCCTGGCAAGAATGGTGGCTTATTCATTCGCTGGAATTAGCGCCCGGCTCGTACACATCGGACGAATACCCGGTTTTGCGGTTCGAGACGGTCATTCTTCTAGTGGCACGCCAAAACGGTAAGTCTTTCATCGCTTCTACCCGCCTTCTATGGCGTATGCTCATGTGGGATGGGCCGGAAATTGACCCGTTGTTGGTTCTCGGTACCGCTCATAAGCTCGCGGCGGCGGAAGAGATACAGGCGCAAGCGCATAATGCGCTCAAAGCGTCCCCGGCAAGCGACCAAATAGCGAAAATGACCGGTACGAACGGCTCTAAATCGCTTGAATTGGTGAATGGTTCGCGCTATCGCTGTGATGCGGCATCGGATGACGGCGGGCGCTCATTCTCAGTTACAGACCTTTTCTTTGACGAGTTGCGTCAGCAACAAGAATGGTCTCCCTGGATGGCGCTTACAAATACGACGAATGCTAAGTTTTCGTCTCAGGTTATCGCCGTCTCGAACGCGGGGGAGTCAAAATCTGTTGTTTTGAACAGTCTGCAGGATAAAGCGCGTGCAGAGGCCCGCGAATTGCAAGCCTTTATTGATAATGGTGGCGACCCGGAAGAATGGGCGAAAGACCATGAGGTTTCGCTAGGTCTTTTCGAGTATTCCGCACCGGAAGACGCGAATATTCACGATAGGGATGCATGGGCCGCCGCGAATCCCTCGCTTGGTTACCCATTCGGCCCTACAGAGAAGAAATTAGCGGCAAGCGCCGCGCTCGTCGGTAACTCCAGTGAAGACGGCGTACCAGAACACAAATTCCGTGCAGAGGTGTTATGCCAGCGCGTCGCAGTCGCAAAGGAAGGCCCGTTTAAGTCGAAAGACCTTGAGGCGTGCCTATCCCCGGCGAGTGAGATTGACTCAGAAAGCCCTATCGTGGTGGGAGTCGATACCTCAGCAGACGGCAAAATGAGTTATGTAGCCGTTGCAGGTTTCACAGCAGACGGTACCCCCCAGGTTGAGGTGCTAACGAAGCGGCCCTTTATGGACTGGATACCTGACTTTTTGCGAACAGGGTTGAACTTCACGCCGCGCGATATTGTGCTGCAGGGCAAAGGCTCTCCCATTTCGTCGTATCGAGACTCGCTCGATAGGCAGGGAGTGCGCTTTACCCCGTGCGAAGGCTCGAATCTACCCGCCGCGTGCGTTCAGTTTGCGGAACGTGTAGAACAGCATAAGATACGCTGGCGCGACCAACCCGTTCTTACCCGCCCTCTCCAAGAGGCGGCCAAAAAACATTATGGCGACGTGTGGTCTTGGACCCGCGATAAGTCGCCTATCGACATTGCGCCTCTATGCGCGGCAACGTTCGCGCTATGGGGTCTGTTGCGATTACCAGATGAAGACGAATTTAAATCTGTCTACGCGGATGAAGATTATAACGAATGGTGGAAGTAGTTAGAAGGTGAAATATGCCTAACGCTGGTGATGTTATAGCGCGCGCGCTCGCAGGTGGTCTATCGCGCGCGGTAACTACGTTTATGGGACGTGAGGTTGTGGTAACCTCCCCCGGCGTGGGTATCGAGTCTGAACCTCTTAATCTCACACCAGAACAGATGTGGCGTACACAGCCGCATTTGCGTACTGTTGTTGATTTCCTCGCTCGGAATATCGCACATCTAGGCTTGCATGTGTTCGATACATCGACGGATGATAGGGTACGCGACCGTAAATCGGTGCTTGCGGCTCTAATGTCTCAGCCTAACATGCACATGACTACCTTCGAGTTGATTTATGACCTGGTTGGTAACCTGGCACTGCATAATCGCGCGTATTGGTTTGTTTATGAGTCAGCGGAAACACCGTCAGGATGGGCAATACAGCCTTTCCCCGCATCATGGGTGAAAACGTCGTACGGTACCTATTGGGAGCCTACGCAATACGTGGTTTCTCCACCTGACTCACCTGATAAAGCGGTGAAGTTCAAACCGGAAAACGTTCTAGCGTTTGAGGGCTGGAACCCGCTTCCAAGTAAAGACGCATCAGCAGTTGAGACGTTGCGCCTTACGCTCGAAGAACAGTATCACGCCCGCAAACACCGTACTCAGGTATGGCGACGTGCGGGGCGTGTGGGTGGATATATCACCCGGCCTGTGGATGCGCCCCGGTGGACGAATCAAGACCGCCGCCGATTCCTCAAGATGTTTGAGGAATTTACGCGTGCAGGGTCTAAAACCGGTGGCACGCCTATCTTTGAAGAGGGTATGCGCCTTGAAACGTCTGAGTTCAACTCTGCAAATGCTGAATGGGCGGAGTCGGTAAAGCTCTCGCTTGTGACCGTTGCACAGGTTTACCAAGTAAACCCTGTGATGGTTGGCGTTTTAGACAATGCGAACTACTCGAACGCGAAAGAGTTCAGTAAGAGCCTGTACACCAACACCTTAGGCCCGCAAATCCGCATGATTGAGCAACGCCTGAACACGTTCCTCATTCCCATGCTTGGGTTAGACCCGGCGGAACACCTCTTAGAGTTCAATATCGAAGAGAAATTACGCGGCTCGTTTGAAGAGCAAGCCGCCGTAGCTTCCGCCGCCGTTGGCGCGCCGTATATGACACGTAATGAGATACGACGCATGAACAACCTCCCCGCGATTGACGGCGGGGATGACCTGATTATGCCTCTGAACCTCGCTACCGAAAATGTTTCACGTGAAACAGACGGCGGAAACGACGAATCAGAGAATGTTTCACGTGAAACATTGGAAAATGATGTACCAGAGGCGGCAAAGTCGATTATCGACGCTCACGGCGACCGCGCCCGGCGGGTAATCGCGGCAAAAGGCGATAAACCAGAGGTTCGAGAGCGTCTAGCGCGTGAATTAGCGCAGGATTTGGCGGATTTCCCCGAATTGGCGGAAAAAGCCGCCGATTTATCGACAACCACCGCCGGATTGAGCGAAAAACTAGCAGAAAGTGGTGATGTTTCACGTGAAACGTAAATCTCTTGTGGTGGATGTGAACACCACCACCGAAACGGGCGTTTTCACCGGTTATGCATCAGTATTTAACAACGTTGATTTAGCAAATGATGTTGTGGTACCCGGCGCGTTTGCTGAAACACTACAGTCGTATGGCACAAACGGCGAAAACATTCCCTGCTACTGGAACCATGTTCTAGATGACCCCCGAATGTGCATCGGGTGGACGCTAGAAGCGCGGGAAGATGAGCACGGGCTGTTCGTTCGAGTTCAACTTGACCTCGATTCGGAGGTTGGCGCGAAAGCATACCGCATGTTACAGCGCGGCCTAGTTCGACAGATGTCTATTACATACATCGTTGAGCAGGAAACGCCCGGCGACGAAAACGGCGTGTGGTATCTGCAAAAACTGAAACTTTTTGAAGTCTCTGTTGTTCCGGTTGCGGCCAACCAGGAAGCAGAGATTTTGGACGTGAAGGCCGACCGCCCTAAGCGGGAGCGCCCCTCAAACGATACAGAGGAAAACGAAGAGAAGCCTCTAGATAGCGAAAGCGGTAGTGAAGAGGAACCGGAACCGGTCAATTCGGAGGATGAAGAAATTCACAACGAAGAGGAACCGGAACAGGTCAATTCGCGTGTTCTCGCACTAGCTACTGAGGTTGAACTAACCAATATTCGACTATCCATTATGGAGGTAATCTCGTGAATCTGACTGAACAGCGAGACGAAATTATGAGCAAGACCGGAGCGCTTATCGAGAAGGTGCGCAAGGGCGAAGTGCTGACTGAGGAAGAGAAGTCCGAAATGGATACTCTCAAGACACAGGCGGCGGAGCTTTCCGACCGTTTCAAGCGAGCAGAGGAAGCAGAGGATTTGATGAAGTCTCTCGGTTCCCGTGAAGTCGCCGTACGCGAAGAAGAGCCGGCACAGGCTCGCTCGTTAGGAGAGTATTTCGTACAGGGCGCTAAGAGCGCTGGCATTACTCGCCGCTTCAAGGCTGGCAATCGCGTAGACCCGTTTGACCTCCCCGAATACACCGGTTCGAAGGCAGCAGGCGACGTTATCAAGCTGGATAACCTGCAGGCTACCGCCGGGCATCTCATTACCCCCGATATTGACCGCAATATCGTTACCGCCTACACTCAGCGCCCTACTATCGCCGCATGGCTCGGCGAAGGCACCATCGCATCGAACGCGATTGTTTACTTCGTTGAGAAGGTTTGGGATAAGAGCGCTAACGGCGATTTCGCTACCGTTGCTGAGGGTGCTGACAAGCCCGGCATGACCCCGCCCGGATACACGGAAGTTACTGAAAATCTCAAGAAGATTGCTGGCTGGATTAAGCTCTCTATGGAGATGGCGGAAGATGCTTCCTTCCTGGTCTCTGAGATTAATAACCGTCTGCTTTTGCAGTTGCTCATTTCTGAGGAACAGCAGTTACTTTCCGGTGATGGTGCAGGAACCAACATCAAGGGCATTCTGAACCGCGAAGGCCTGCAGGTCAAGACCTCTGCTAACGCAGCCGGTAACCTGGATGCCGTGTATGAAGCTATGAACAGCGTCTACACTAAGACCGGTCTTCGTGCGGACGGTATCGTTATTAACCCTGCCGATTACGAAAAGTTCCGCCTTCTCAAGGACGGCAACGGCCAGTACATCGCCGGTGGCCCCTTCCAGGGACAGTATGGCGTTGGTGGCGTTCTGCAAGACCCGCCGCTATGGGGTCTGAACACTATCCAGACCACCGCTATTGCCGCCGGTACCGTGCTGATTGGTGCAGGTAAGGCCGCCGCA